CTGGACAAGTCGTCTTCCCTCGTGGACACGATTTACTTTGCCTTCACGGTCCAGTCCACCGTCGGTTTCGGGGACATCTACCCGAAGACTAAGGCGGCCAAGATGCTCGTCATGATTCAACAGTCCCTCCTCATTTTGGGCGTCGTCGATCTCCTGTCGACGTCGAAGCCCAAGCCGGCGGTTTCCACTGCGGTAACGAACGCATTAAAAAAACCGAGCATGTTTACTAGATAGATGATTGTCTGCGTCGCACAGCCGCAATCGTGTCAATATAAAAAACTCAAACGTCGATTAAAAATCAACACAGCCGTCGCGGGCGTGGGCCTCGTCGCATCCGTGGCTTCCACTCAGGGTGGAGAGGCTGGGGTATCAGCCCTCGTCGGGGGTGGCGCCTCCGTGGCCTACGTCTCGTCGCTATGCGATTTCGTCGATGGGTTGGGCACCCAAGAAGCACCGCTTCAAAAACACATCGGGTACCCGGTGGCCCTTGCCGTTTTTGAATCGGTGATGAATCATCACTTGGATGGTGGTTTTCATTTTCATTACGATGCAACACTCATCGGATTTTTAGCCTATCAGTTTGCACTTTTATCATGTGTCTACGACGAGGTCAAGAAGATGCTCATTCCGTGACGGTCGCGGTCGCCGCCTTCTTTCGAGTCGTCTTCTTCGGCGCAGGAGCCGGGGCAGCCTCAGCCGGGGCAGCCTTGCTGGCGCACTTGCACTCGCAGGTTCCCGCCGGACCAGCCGGACCAGCCGGGCCTCGCGGTCCCGGGGCACCCGGTTCACCCTTTTGGCCTCTCGGACCCGGGATCTGGGAACCGCCGACCTCACCGCCGGTGGTGGCCGCCTTTTCCACGGCGTCGACGAGGCGGGAGAGGACGTCGTACACGTGATTCTTATCGAGGGTCTTCTTTTGGAGTTCGTCCTGAATTTCTTTCTTCAACGCATCCATGGTGTATATATTTAAGAGAGAGAATTAATCTTTAACTAATGACGGCGGTGGAGTATTTCGTGGGACCCACGCTCCTGAGTGGGATCGGTCAACACTGCAGTAAATATGTCTCCCTCTTTCCTGAAGCCAAGTACATCGAACTCAAGGACATCCATCTCTTACCACCCTGGTGCGACACGGTCTTCGCGTTTCTCATTCCCGTCGGGGACATACGAAAAGTGTGCCAGTTCATCAAACAGCGGGCGAAAAGGGTCATTTGCATGACAGTCTGTGAGACCGAGACCGTGCACGAAGACTACGGCATCATCTGCGAGGAGTTTCCGAAGATGGTGGCACCCTCGGAGTTTTGCAAGCGCGTGCTCGAGAGACAATTCCCGGGAACGGACGTGCGGGTCATCCGCGCACACATCCCCGAACCGGACATTTACACCTTTTACGTCATCGGAAATATCTTGGACGATCGTAAAAATTTTCGAAGCATCCTCGAAGCCTTCGTGCGCCTGAACGAACCGAACAGTCGCCTCCTGGTCAAGGCGACGTGCGTCAAAGACGTGGACATCAACCTCCCGAGGGTTCGAATCGTGAATGGTCTCGTCTCCGAGGAGGAGATGGAGAAGATCCACCGAGAGGGTGACTGTTACGTCAACTTTTCGAAATCAGAGGGCGTCGGTATGGGCGCGTGCGAGGCGGCACTGCGAAACAAGCCCATCATCATCACCGATTACGGTGGGGCCCCGGAATACGTGCACACACCCTACCTCGTCCCGTGTGGCAGACAGAAGTTGGAGCGCGACGATTTCCTATTCAAGGCTGGGATGGAGTGGGGAAAGCCCGACGAGTCCCAACTCCTGGCATACATGAGGGACGCATTCGAAAAGCGTCTCCGATGGATGGACCACTCGCACACGAAGCACTTAGTTGGAAGAGACAACGTTCTCAAAGAATTTTCCGAGTTTTAGATAACACCGATAACACCCCGACGGCGAAGATTGGCGACGGTTTTTTTCATTTGCGCGTTGCGCTTCTTTTCTTCTTCGAGTTTTTTACGAAGGCGGGCGTTGATTCGTTTCTGAACATTGCGTTGATTCACAAGTCGCGCGATGATTTTCGCTTTCGTCTTCGAAATTGCGTTTTGTCTTTTCATTATATGTTATATACCCACATATATATTTAGGCCGCCATCTGGTCCTGGACGTACCCCGCCGCGAGGACACTCACGCCGACGACGATCAAGTTCGACATCAGTTGGTGCTTTTGGGCGATGAGGGCCATGACGATGTCGTCCACGGCGCGAATACCCGTCGGCTTCTTCACGAGACGCGGGACGAGCGCGGTGATCACCAAGTAGACGGCCATGGTGATGATGACAGGGCGGAGGTTTTCGCTGTCGAGAAACATTTGTTGTTTGTTGTAATTACACACTATTTTAATTTTCGAATTCTGCGTTCATGCTTCTTCGCCTTGATGGCATCAGAGCACGTCTGATGTCGCCAAAACGCGTTCGCGTATTGCACACACTTTGAATTCGGGGTATCTGTCTTGTAATAACTCAGAGCCTCCTTTAAGTAATAGAACCATCTCTTGTCTCGAACAACCTGGATCATTTTATTATGCCTCCCCACCGATAGTGCTCAGATATAAGTCAATTTGGCCACGAAATTGTGGACACACCTGGACTGTTTTTTTAGTCGTCATGTCTTGCACGGCTAAGATGTGCGTCTTAAATTTTTTCAAATCAATGCCCGTCGCCTCGTGAATCTCCGTCGGAGTGGCGATGTCCAACAACGCGAAAAGATATCCCGCGGCGTAGTTGGCGTGCAACGTCGCCACCAAGGGCGAGGCGTCTTGCTGACTGGCCGTGGCGTACCGAGCCGATTGGCGGACGAGTTTTTCAATGTTCGCCCGACGCCCTCGACGGCCGTTCTGGGACACCATGAGCGCGACGCAGATGATGAGAATGAGATACACGAAGATCATTCTTACTATTACATGGGGAGATTATTTCTGTGGCGCAACACATCTGCGTCTTCAATGATGACCAGGTCCGGTTCGTACCCTTCAAAGGCGGCGCGAGCGCGTTCACCGTCCTTGTGTTTGTTGTGCTTTTCCAAGTTTCTGAGGTACGTCTGCGCGGTGCCCACGGAGTAACGACGGAACGGATGTTGGTGGAGGAACCACCACGCGCGCATGACATTCTCTCTCGTTTTTTGTTTCATACAAAATTTTTTCGCCGTCATCGGCGGACCCCGCTTCGGGGAGATGCCACCCGGGAGGGGCTTGTTTCGAAGGAAACGGTCGTAGGCCAAAAAGGCGCGAAACTTTTCACCATTGAAATCGTCGTAAATGCGCGAAGAGACGACGCGGTGCACCGCGCGCCTGTCGAGGAGGTTCACACCCGAGGCTTGGAGTTGACGAACGTACGCCTCCGACGTGGAGGGCTTGTAGTGGTTCGCCCGGAGAATGTCGCGGAAGTGAGTGAGCGCGGCGGACGTCATCGTTATTAAGATTTAACGCCATATCTTTATAAATGAAGATCCAGTGGCCGCGTGTCTGTTTCGTGTGTCACATTCCACTCGATGTGGATTTCCAATACACCCGCGACGATGAAGAGAAATTATTCGACGAATTTCTCGAGTTTTTCCCAACGCCTCCAAATTTTCATTATAACGTTTCTGCTAAGAGACGGTTCAATGACGGTAAATTCCATCCCTTGTGTGCGTGGTGTTTCGACAATCATAGAAAAATCTGGATAAACCCATCAATGGTCAGAGACCGGGAGATTGGTAAAATCAAATTCGCCCACCCATCCCCGAAGGGCACCACGCGCGCAGAACTGGAGACGTACCTCACGAACATGAAGGCTTACTTTGCGGCGCGTCGTCGACATGGCGACGTCTACTTCTGACCAGGAGACCGTTCAAAAACTCACGCACCTTCAACACGTGCTTCAGAGGCCCGACTCATACATCGGATCGACCGAGCCCGTGGCGGAGACGCGCTGGATCTTAGAACGTGAAACTCAAAAATTCAAACCAGCGGTTACGATCTACTCCCCGGGGTTGCTTAAAATCTTCGATGAGATTCTCGTGAATGCCATCGACAGAAACAGCATGTTCCCGAAGGAGGTCAATCGCATCACCGTCGACGTGAACCCGGGCGACGGAAGCATCTCCGTCTCGAACAACGGACCGTTAGGTGGGATCGCGGTTCAAAAACACCATTCAGAGAATTGCTACAATCCGGAGTTGGTTTTCGGGCACCTCCTGACGTCGACGAATTACGACGATTCGAAGAAACGAACTGTGGGGGGTCGAAACGGATACGGGGCTAAACTGGCCAATATATACAGTCGGCAATTTGGCATCGTCGTCAAGGATGGGGTGAACAAAGTGCAATATACCCAATATTGGACCCACAATATGTCGGCGTGCTCACCACCGAAAATAAAAAAGTACACGGCCCAACAATCGTCCGTCACCGTGACCTTCACCCCGGACTACCCACGGTTCGGGATGAGCAAAGGCATCGATAACAATTTCATTGAGATTCTTCGCACCCGGGTGTGGGACGCCAACGCGTGTACCTCCGCGAATTGTAAAGTGTCTTGGCAAGGGGAGACCCTCCCGAAACAAAAGTTTGCAGACTACGCCAAGATGTTTCTCCCCGACGACGTGTCCGTGTTCTCCGCCGAAGAAGACCGATGGTCGGTGTGCATCGCACCCTCCTCCGATGGATTTGAACAAGTGTCCTTCGTGAATGGTATATGCACCACCAAAGGCGGCTCACACGTGGACTACGTGTGCACGTACGTTTCCAACGGTATCATCGCGGAATTGGCCAAGAAGATCAAACTCAAACCGTCACAGGTGAAGAACACCTTCTTCATCTTCGTCAAGTGCACCCTCGAGAATCCAACCTTTTCGTCCCAGGTGAAATCAGAGTGCACGTCCAAGGTGGCCGATTTTGGTTCTCGATTCGAACCATCCCAAAAAAGTTTTTTCAAGAATGTTCTCAAAACTGGTATTCAAGATGAATTGTTATTATTGAACAAGTTCAAAGAAATGAAAGAGTTGAAAAAGACGGATGGTGGGGCGAGGAAATCAAAAATCACTGGGATTCCAAAACTGGACGACGCCAACAAGGCTGGGACGAGCAAGTCGAAAGAGTGCACACTCATCGTCACGGAGGGTGACTCCGCGAAGACCCTCGCCGTGGCCGGGCTCTCTGTGGTCGGCAGAGACCTGTGGGGCGTGTTCCCTCTCCGGGGTAAGTGTAAGAACGTCCGAGACGCCTCAGCCTCCTCCCTCACCGCCAACAAAGAATTTTCAGACCTCAAGAAGATTTTGGGTTTACAGCAGGGAAAGCAATACTCGGACGTGAGTGAGTTGAGATATGGGCGTTTGTGCATAATGACCGACGCAGACGTAGACGGCAGTCACATCAAAGGTTTGCTCCTCAACATGTTTGAATACTTTTGGCCCTCCCTCCTCAAAATTGGGTTCGTGGTTTCCATGGTGACACCCATCATCAAAGCATCGAAGGGGAAGGAAGAGATTTCTTTTTTCACCGATTCCTCTTTCAAGAGTTGGTTCAGCACGCACCAAATTCGAGGGTGGAACATTAAATATTACAAAGGTCTCGGCACGTCCACATCCGCCGAAGCGAGAGAATATTTCAAGTCCATCAAAAAACTTTTGGTCGCCTTCGATGCCGACGAACAGACGAAAGAAAGCATGGTGCTCGGGTTCGACAAGACGAGGTCGGACGATCGAAAGACGTGGCTCGTGTCCGCCGCGACGAAAGCACCGCAAGAGTTGGAGATTCCCTACGGACAGATTGAACGTTTGGACATTTCAGATTTCATTCACAGAGATTTAGTCAACTTCAGTCTGGCGAACCTTCGAAGAGCCATTCCATCCATGGTGGACGGGTTGAAGCCGTCGCAAAGAAAAGTCATACACGCGTGTCTCCAGCGAGGACTCACGAACGAGATGAAGGTGGCGCAGTTGGCGTCCTACGTCTCGGAGAAGACGTGCTATCACCACGGTGAGGTTTCTTTGGCGGAGACTATCATTAATCTGGCGAACGATTACGTGGGCTCGAACAATTTGAATCTCCTCCAACCGTGTGGACAATTTGGCACTCGACTCATGGGTGGGAAAGATGCCTCGGCCACGAGATACATCTTCACCAAACTCGCACCCCAGACGCGGTCTCTCTTCGACGTTCGGGACGATCCCATCTTGTCCTACCTCGAAGACGATGGGAAAAAGATTGAACCCGAGTTTTTCGTTCCGACGCTCCCAGTCATCCTGATCAACGGCGCCGAAGGCATCGGTACGGGCTTCTCGTGCAGTGTGCCGCCGTTCAACCCCGACGTGTGCAGGGAAAACATTCGCCGTATTCTCGCGGGTGAACAATTGATCGAAATGAACCCGTGGTGGAGGGGTTTCAAAGGCACGGTCTCTCGCCACGTCGACCATTGGTTGGTGAGTGGGTGCTGGGACGAACACACGGGAAGAATCACGGAACTGCCCCCGGGTCTCTGGACGCAAACCTTCAAAGAACACCTCGAGGGCATGGTGGAAGCCAAACGCATCGTCTCCTACACCAATAACTCCACCGTGGAGAACGTCGATTTCACGGTCACCGGATGGAAGGGTGACGATTTCGCCTCGGATTTTAAACTCGTCAAAACCATCCGAGTGAGCAACATGCACGTGTTCCACCCCCACCAAGGAATCAAAAAATATAACACTCCAGAGGAAATACTCGTGGACTTTGTCAACGTGCGTTTGCATTACTACAACTTACGCAAAACGAATCTCATGGACACCCTCAATAAAAAAGCCGCCGTGCTCTCGCACAAAGCCAGATTCGTGTCTATGGTGATCAACGGTGAAATCAGGGTGTTCAACATGAAAAAGGCAGTCGTGGAACAAATGTTGACCAAGTTGGGGTTCCCGGATACGGAGTACCTTTTGAAGATTCCATTCGAACAAACCACCGAGGAGGCGGTGAAGAGCATGCACACCCAGGCTGCGGAGGCACAGAGAGAGGTGGAGGCCCTTCGCGGCATGACCGCCGTGGATCTTTGGAAAAAAGATATTGGCTTACAATAGAATGCCCGGAGAAGCCGCACGCATCGCCCTCGCTTCACTGTGTGGCAAACAGGACACGTATCTCGTCTCCAAGGCCCCGAAGGATTCACCTTTCTTCTTCAATGGGCGACAACTTAGTCACTCTAACTTTCGTAAATATCACAGAAGCAAAACCGTTTACAACCCCGCGACGGACGCGAACTGGCCTTTCGGACAACAATCCATCAAAGTGCGCTTCGACCCGATGCAAATGGGTGACCTCCTCACGAACATGTGGGTGCGAATCACCATGCCCGGGTTGGCGTCGACGGACGACACGTACGCGGATCAGTTGGGAAGACACATATTCAAAGAGGTGAGAATGCGCGTGGACGAGGTGGAGGTGGAAACGTTCTACGCCGATTGGGGGATGATTTACGATGAGTTATATTTGGAAATGTCCGAAAAGGTGGCCAACCGATTCCTCGTGAACAGATCCCTCGCCTACGATTCGAGTGACCTGAACAGCACCATCTCCACCGCGGAGACTGAGTTGCTCATCCCACTCAATTTTTTCTTCTCCCGAAAATACTCCGGAGACGAGTACTCGCAAAACGAACCCGATAGGCCTTATTTCCCCGTGTGTTCGTGTTACAAACAAAAGATTGAATTCGAATTCGTGTTCCACAAACAAACCTTCTTCACCGATACCTCCAAAACTTTGACCGTGCCAAAGTTTCACATCATCACGGAGGAGATCACACTCGAACCGGAAGAGCGCATGTATTTCATGAAGAACGCGCAGACTCTCGTGACGGATTTGGTCTACCGCCACCCATCCGCACAGACGGAGAAAGGGAAGACGAACCTTCGAACGAATCTCGTCCCCGACCAACCCGTCAAGGTGCTTCACTGGTTCTTCCGCAACTCTAAATTCGAAGACGAAAACATCACCGCGAATGGGGAAACCGACGAGGGTGAACTGTACACACAAAACAGATTCAACTTTTCGAGCAACGTGAATTTCGATCAAACGTACAGTTTCTTCGCGCCGGTGATGGACGAAGCGAAATTTTACCTAAACGGCGAAAAGTTTCCAAATTCTACACAGACGGGTCACCTGTATTACAAATATCTAACCCCCATGCGGCGCTATCTCTCTCGCCCATACAGGAACATCTACACCCACTCCTTCGCCGAGTTCCCACGGAGGGCGCAGTTTTCTGGACACCTCGATTTCTCCCAACTCAAAGGTAACAAGACCGCGGTGGAGTTCACGTTCGAACCCCTCAACGCCGCCGGAGACAGCCTCCTCGATATCGACGTCTACAGCATGCACATGTACTACGTCGGATACGAGGTCTTCGTATTCGAGGGAGGGAAAATGCGTAAACTCCTGCAGAGCGAGGAAAAACCTGTCGCGCAGGAGCAGGTTCAGGAAGTTGAAGAGGACCCAGATCAGATGCCCGAGCCGAGGACTGGGCCGATGATACCGAAGCCGATATATGCTCAAACCTCCGCCTTGTTAAACAAAGTCAAACGATTCGTCTCGATGTAATCAATAATTTTAGTGCTGATGCACCACTTTATGAAATTCAACTGCGCGACCGTCGTGTGCAGCGTCTCCCCCGTCCCAGGCACCTGGTAGTCAAATTTCTGCGCCCGCGCGAACGGGTCGAACAGGGTTTTTGAGTACCCGTTGAGCGAACTCTTGTACAGACAGTGCACCGGAACCACCTTCCCCTCCGTGGTGGTGAAACTCGTGTGGTGCTTCTTCGCGTAATTACATATGAACCACTCGATGTTTCTCAGAGAGATTCCAGATTTCTTGTTGAGAATGTTCAGTAGCGTCGTTCTGTGGGCTTCATCCGAATAAAAATTGTTGATCGACTTTAGCAAAAGTTGTGACTTACTCATTACAATAACATATCCCCCAAATCTCTAAGTGCGTCTCCATTGGGATTACACGCCGGACAACTCGCGTCGAACGGAATAGACTCCGGGTGGGTGTGCCCACTCATGCGCTGAATCACCACCGGTTCGACTTTTTTCTTTTGACAGTAGTGCAGATTGCAGTACCCCTCCAACTCCCTCTTCCCGTTTCGCGTGCACCGCTGCCCGTTCTGCTTGACACCCCGACACCTCCCGTGCTCACCCACCTCGGGCACGTCCGCCAGAAGCAACTGCATGGGTATGCTATATTTTTTGCTGATGCGCTCGAGGAACGTCGCCAACTTTTCCTCCACCTGCACGTCCACCTGCGTCCGGATCTCCATTTGCATCGCCGCCGAGAGTGAATCGGCGACGCGCTTTTTAAACTCGTCGTCCAGGCGCCGGCGCACCTCATCGTCGATGAGTTTTTCAATCTTCTCGATGCGTGGATTCATGATGTCGTTCGTTTTGTATTACACGTGGGCACTTAAGGCAAAACGCGCGCCCTTTCCTCGAAAGCCTTGAAGAGGGAGGTGATTGTGGTTTTTTGTTTGGGTGCCCTCTTTTTTTTAGGGGGCTTGTGCCTCTCTATAATCTCTCCGAAAATTTCCTGTTTAGGATCTTTCACCAAAGGTTCCACCAAATCACAGACTGGATTGAGAAATTTATTCATAAAGTAGTAGTGGTAATCCACAGGCACGCCATGCTCCTCCACGTATTTCGGGTCCTCGGCTTTTTCGTACGCCTTGGCTTTGGGGTCATCCGTTTTTGTGAGTATGTAAGGCACCCGGTCACCCGATTGCGGCTCTGAACCCGGGGCGCGGTCTCTAATCTTGTTTCGCACTTGCACGTGGGCGAGATTTGGGTTTTTGTATGAATCCGCGAGCGATTGAGAGAGGATGAGTTCGTCGTGAGAGACGTCGCCCGTGAGTAACTCCATCGCCCTCTCCCTCGCCAAGTCGATGGCAGGTTTCGGGTCAGAGGACGCCAATATGCAATCGAGCACCTCCTTGAGCACGCGGCGGACGTGGGGGGTGTTGTCCCTTCGGACGAGTTGCAAACCCTTGACATCGATGTATTTGAACTCGACCCGTCCAGATTTTCCCTTCTCCCACAATTTGGCGGCGTATCTTTTTTTGGAATACAGAAAATACGGACAATACACCTTTTCCAACTCCAGATCGTTCGGTTTTTTGAAAAGGGCGGTGCACTCCTTGGCCGCGCGCTCACCTAGTTCCCACGAATAGTCCAACGCATCCTGACCCGTGCGCCCCTGGACGTCAAACTCCACCATCACGGAATCGGTGTTATGAACAATCATGTGTCCTGGACCAACGTGAAAATGATGCGACTCGGTCGTCAAGTCATAGACGTAATCTGAGGTGTTTCCAAGTTGCTCAATTTTTTTAATCGCCAGTGGATTACGTCGTTGCGAACCCATAGTGCACGTCTGTCGTATTATATCTGTTTTGTCCGAACGACAATTCAGTGAGACGTTATAACCAAGACGTCGAGCGATAAAACATAAACCCAAACTACCTTCTTTACCCTTCACGTCGAAACGTGTGATTGTTTGGCGCTGGTCTTTGTCACCATCGGATAGATAATAGCCATTCCAAAATGCCTCGACGACGTCCAGAGGTGCGTTGAGTATACACGCAGGCACTATCTTTTCTTTGTGTGCGTTATAAAACAATGCACGATACCGCAAAGTTGGATCTTTCATGTTGCCAACGGGCACCAATTTATACACACCACTTGACTTGAGTGTATCCAAAATTTTCGTCTCAAATGGACACGCCTGTTGCATCGCGGTAAGAATTGAAATGTTCGAGTTATTCAGAGCCCATGTATACTTTGTATCATAGTGTCCGCACGAACCATCCCCAAAAAAGAAACCCATGACCTTTGCTTCTGCGGCCGTGATGTCGGTTTGAATTTCACTCTCAAACGCGCGTCCACAATCGTGATGCAAAAGTTCGACACCCACGGCTACATCTGTTGGTTTAATTTCTCGTTTATCGACAGACAACAGGCTGTGGTCTTCGGTGACATCGGCAATCCCCGTGTGAGTCACGACTCGGTATATCTGCTTATCTGTTTTGTGTCGAATGACTTGTTTGATTTTTGTGAAACCCGTGTCACTCCAAACCTCAATGCCGTGCACATCTGAGAATTCTTTACCATCGGACCTCGACGCATACGTTGATACGAGTGCGTCTATCCTGGTGGTCATCACTATACCATTGTGTCGAATGAGGAGCGCCGAATCTGGAGTCACGGAGTCCCCGTACCTCACTTTTGCACCTGGAAAGTGTTCTTCCACGTAGTTTTTCGTCTCCTCAATCATCGACCTCCCCTTGGACGTGGTCGTCGACGCGATGGCCATGCACGGCAACATCCCCTTCGACGCACCAGTGAAACCATACATTGAGTTCATCGACACTTTAAACGCGAGTTGTTTACCGTTATACACGTCCTTCATGAACCCCGTCGCGTTGGCCATGTCTTTTTTCGCCTTTTTACGGAAAGCCTTCAATTCATTGAGAATGCTTGGGAGCACGGAGGGGACGTTTTGAACGAATTTATACGTCCTGTCCCCAACCTGAAACTCTTCGTACTCCACACCCTCCAGGTGGCCGTATTTATTTCCATCCATGACTAACGTGCTGTAACACAAATTATGCGCCATCATGATCGATGGATACAGAGACGCGAAATCGAGCGCTGTTATCGGGGTGTAGTACGCGCCCTTTTGGGCGTCGAGCACGGTCGCACCGACGTATCCCTCCTCAGAGGCCGAACCGTACTTGAGGGTGGGCACCCTGAATCCCAACTCGTCAGCCTTCTTACACAACTGCGAGAACACTTTGATTTGTTGTCCGCGCTCGACTAAATATTGGAGGGGAACCCACGTCGCTTTGGCCATCTCTAACATGTTCAGAAGGGTGCACATCTTTTTCAACAAGAGGTGGGGCAACAAGGTGTCTTTCACACAGTATTCCGCAACCTCGGCCAATTTATCGGGGTCACCCTCCCGAAAACGCTTGAACATTTCTTTCGGTGGCATGTCTATTTTTTGATCACCCAAAAATTT